CAAAACCACGCTTCGCGAACTGCGCCTCCGCACCGAAGCCGCCCGCCGCCGCTTTGAGCCGGGCTACCGCTCCCCGCAACCGCGCCGTCTCCCCGCGGGAACCCAGGCTCAACTGCCCGGCAACGCCGCAACCCCCGAGCGCGAGGCCGTCCCCATCAACCCCCGCACCGGGCAGCCTCGCCGGCGCCGGGCCAGCGGCTTCGGCCGCCCTCGCGGCGACAACTTCATCCAGCACTACGCCCCTGTTCGCCTGCAGCCCCCGTCATGACTTCCAGCATCTGGGCCACCGGCTTTGGCCTCAAAACCAACCGTCGCGACGCCCCCGAGACCGGCACCACTGACCCCGCGGTTGCCGCCACCTTCTTCAAAGCGCTACTTGATGCCGTCACCACGGCCCACCTGCTCCATTTTCAGTCGCGCTCCTTCTCCCAGCACTCGGCCCTCGGCACCTTCTACTCCGAGCTCGAGGACGTGGCCGACGGCCTGATCGAGTCCTACCAGGGCAAGTACGGCATCGTCACTGACTACCCCCAGGGCCCCTCGCTACCCAACAACGATCCAATCAGCTTCATGACGAAGCTCAGCGACTTTGTGCGCACCAATCGCGCCGCCGTTGCTTCAGACAGCGAACTGCAGAACGACATCGACTCAATTCAGAGCTTGATTGATTCAACCCTTTACAAGCTCACCAACTTGCAGTGATGGCCCTGACTCCAGCGGTGATTCGAGGTGTTGTGGGCCGCTGGGACTCTCCTTGGGCCGTCGGTTTCGACGCCGCCGATGGGAAGAAGTACACCAAGACCGTCACCAACCCCGAGACCGGTCGCAAAAACAAGGTCCGCTACGGCGCCAAGGGCTACCGTATTGCGCCTGGCACCGACAAGGGCGACCGCTACTGCGCCCGCTCATTCGGCGACATGAAGTCCGAGGGCTACGACTGCTCCGGCGCCGAGCGCAACACACCGCTTTGCCTCTCCCGGGCCAAATGGAAGTGCTCAGGCAAGACCAGCCGCCGCGATCAAAGGCCGACGTCCCTCCCCTAACCTCACACCTGTGAAGCCCGCCCGGCCTCCCGAGCACGCCCACGCCCGCATCTGGTTCTGGAACCAGGCCGGAGCCCAATCCCTTCTGTGCCCTGCCCACGAGGCCGCCGAAATCACGCGCCGCCTTGTTGCCGAGGGCTCAGTCGTTTGGCACACGGAGATCCAACAGGCTTAGATGCCCTCGAGCAACTTTTGCAGCGGAACACCATAAAGCTCACTCAAAGCAAAAAGCTTTGTCAGTGAAATCTCAATCTCGCCCTTTTCCAACCTGCTGTAGGCAGCCTGACTCACACAAAGCACCTCTGCAACCTGCATTTGTGTCAGTCCAGCCTGCTCCCTTAGTCCTCGAATGCGACGACATATCGCCAACTGCCTGTGTATTGCCACGGGGACCTACACGCTCACCGATTAAGCCTACTCATTACACCAGAATCACGTAATCTGGCGTCATGGAAACATCTGTTTCTCGCTACGACTTCGCGCCGATCACAGGCAGCGAAACCACCGAGGAGGGGTACCTCCGAGTTTGGTGTCGTGCGGCGCGCACGGGGACACAGCTCTACCGGCGCGCAGATGGCTCCCAAGTCAGGGAGTACCGCCCACCCGAGGAAGTCAGCAACCCTGATTCCCTCTCCACGTTCGGCATGAAGCCCACAACGTGGGGGCACCCGCCCGTCCTTCTCGACGCGACGAACACCAAGCAGTACCAGGTCGGTTACTCCGGTAGCCAGGTCCGATACAACGACGGCTTCGTCGAAGTTGCTCTCGTCGTCACTGACAAGGACGCGATCGAGAGGATCAAGCGCAAGGATGCCACCGAGGTGTCCGCTGGCTACAAAGTCGACTTCGACCCCACCCCAGGGCTCACCCCCGAGGGCGAGGAGTACGCCGGCGTCCAGCGCAACATCCGCGTGAATCACATCGCCATCGTCCCCCGTGGCCGGGCTGGCCCGGAGGTTCGACTCCTCATGGATCGCATGGATGCGGCCGATGCCGTCTCCTTCGACCCTGAGTGGATCCGCACCAGTGGATCGGCGCTCCAGCCCTGTCAACCTGCATCTCCCGTTATGGCAACCGTCAAACTCGACGGCCTGGAGATCGATCTGCCCGCAGAAGCAGCTACCGCGGTCCAGTCCTTCGCACGGGACATGGGGCGCCAACTCCAAGCTGTCACTGCCGAGCGCGACGAGCTTTCTTCCAAGCTCGACTCGCTCCAGAGCGAACTCGACTCCATCTCCTACGAGAAAGAGGCCGCCGAAGGCCGCGCCGACGCTCTTGAAGAGCGCCTCAACGAACTCGACTCCGGTGCTCCACGCCTGGACACAGCCGAGCTCGATCAACTCGTCGCCGCCCGCCTCACCACCCTGCAGAAGCTGGCTCCCGCCTTTGCCGACGACTTCCATTTCGACGGCATCGACGACGCTGACCTCTACGCCCAAGCCTTCGAGAACCTCACCGGCTCCGCCCCCCGCGAAGACGCTGAACCCGCCTACATCCAGGGCGTCGTGGAGGGCATCCTTGCCAGCCGCGCCGACGCTGACGACGAAGACGGCGACGAAGAGGAAGGCGACGACACCGAGGACGACGCTTCCGATCGCGCTGACAGCACCACCAACCTGCGCGATGCCCTTCGCGGCGCCGCCAGCAACACGGCCTCCCCGGTAGACACCTACCGAGCGAAGCAGGTGGATGCCTGGAAGCGTCCCCTCACTGCAACCAAGTAAGGAGCTCCTTCCATGGCCGTAAGTTTCACCGCCACCACCGTTACCAACCCCCTGGGCGCTCAAGGCAGCTATCCGCTTCGCGAGGTTGCCGGCCACGAGGGCATGATCGCTGACCTGCAGGCCTACGTCTGCCGCAGCTTCCGCAACCAATCCGGCGTCGCCATCCCCTTCGGGGTCCTGGTGATGACGGATGACGTTCCGACCACCAACGACGCCTACGCCGTTGAGATCGCCACGGGCAGCACCAACGTCCAAGGGATCGCCGTCAGCTCCCTGATCACCGAGGGCGCCAGCCTCGGCATGGCCTACACCCCGATTCCGACCCCGGTCTACACCGACGGCCGCATCGGCTACCCGAGCACGGAGACCGTCAACGTCCTCTCCAAGGGCGTGGTTTGGGTGTACACCACCGCCGCTGTCGCCCTGGGCGACGCTGTCCGGTTCTTCAAAGCCGACTACTCCGGCACCGTCACCGGCGCCCTGCTCGGCCGTTTCACCAAGACCGCTGCCGCCACCAAGACCATCCAGATCACCGCCGGTGCTCGTTGGGTGTCTGAAACCTCGGCCGCTGGCCTGGCCCTGCTGGAGATTGACATCCCCGGCATGACCTTCACCGCCGACTGATCACGGAGCTTCCTGCCATGACAACCGAAATCCGTAACGACGAGGTCGGCGTTTTTCTCGCTCGCGAGCTGGAGACAATCCTCGCTCGCACGTTCGAGGTCGAATACGCCGACATCAAGTACAGCAACCTGATCCCGATCTCCACCGAGGTCGGCCCTGGTGCTGACTCCTTCACCTACCGAGTCTTCGACAAGCAAGGCTCCATGAAGGTGATTGGCGACAAAGCTCAGGATCTGCCCCGTGCAGACGTCCTGCGCAAAGAGGTCACGCACCCTGTGCGTTCTCTCGGCGCCTCCTTCGCCTACACCATCCAGGAAACCCGGGCCGCCTCCATGGTCCCCGGCATGAACCTGGAGCAGCGCCGGGCCAACGCCGTCCGCCGCGCCTACGAGGAAAAGGTCCAGGAAATCGCCTACTTCGGCGATTCTCCCTCGGGCATGAAGGGCTTCTTCAACAACGACCAGGTCGACAAGCTTGTCCCCGACAAGTGGTTCGATACCGCCGGTGTCACCACCGACGAGATGTTGGCTCTGCTCAATGAGGTGCCCACCCGCCTCGTGCAGAACTCCAACATGAAGGAGATGCCCAACACGATGCTGGTGCCCTACAACGTGTACCGCATCATCTCCACCACTCCGCGCAGCACCACCTCCGACACCACGGTGATGGAGTTCTACCTGCGCACCAACCCGATGATCCAGGCAATCGAGCCCATCAACGAGCTCGAGGCCGGCAAGTCCAACGGCGCTCTGTCCAAGGACCGGATCGTGGTGTACGACCGCAGCCCCGACAAGCTGCAGCTGCACATCCCCCAACCCCTGGAGTTCCTGCCGCCCCTGCGCCAGGCCCTGGAGTTCAGCGTCGCCGCTCACGCTCGTATCGGCGGTCTTTCGCTGTACTACCCCAAGAGCGCAATGGTGTTGGAGAAGGCCTGATTTTCTCGCCTACTTCCACCTAACCTGAATGAGTCGCACAACTCTCTTCACCTAATCATGATCATCGTTTACCGCCCTGAACTTGAAAACCCTCCGATGGACAAGGAGTGCACCATCGGCTTCTCGTTCGTTGCGGGCGGCGGCCTGCCTGATCACATCCAAGTCGCCTCTGGAGTCACCCGTGACTTCCCTGAGAGCGTCTGGGACAAGATCAAGGACTACGACGTGGTCAAGACCCTCCTCCGCCTCGGAGCTCTGAGCATCCGAGAAGAGGACCCCACCACCGAGCCCGAAACCGACGGCACCAAGCAGGACTCCATCGCCGAGATGCCCCTGATCGAGGCCATGAGCCTCATCGAGGCCAGCTTCGACGTGGAGCAACTGCGCCGCTGGGACGCCAAGGACTCGCGGATCCGGGTGAAGAACGCCATCGCCAAGCGCATCAGCGCCATCACTGAGGGCAACGGCTGATGACCGTCCCTACCGCCAGTGCCTTCACCCTCCGCTTCCCCGAGTTCCGCGAGCAATCGCCCTCGGTGGTGGAGGGGGCGCTGGCCGAGGCCGGACGTTCTGTTCCGGTCTCGACCTGGGGAGAGGTCCACACCGAGGCCGTCAGCTACCTCGCTGCTCACTTGCTTGCGACCCGCACCATTCAGATCGGCCTGCAGATCGAAGCCAAGTCCGGCGCACCCACGGCAACCGGCATCGATTCCACGCTTTACGGCCAGGAGTTCAAACGGCTGCTCGGCAGTCTCCCGCTGAGCGGTTTCGCTCTGTAACCGATGGCAATCTCGGCCAGCACTATTGCCGCCTACGCCCCCTGGGGAAACGCCCAGTTGGCCTTCGAGTTGGGCACCGGTTTCGCCTCAACGGATCCGGCCACCGGCAACGCTGTTCAAACCACCGAGACCGTCGAGTATCTCGCCGCCATCACGCTTCAGCCTCCCAACTGGAAGCCCGAAGCCGGCGCCGACAACACCACCTACTCCTGCCGAGGCCGCCTGCTCTCGCCGGCCACCCTGGACCCACGCATCACCAACGGCTCCCAAGCCGAGGCGGTGATCAACGGGTACCGCGGTCGCTTTGAGCTTGTCTTCAACCTGGCCATGCCCGCTGCCCAGCGCCGCGATCTGCGCCAGCCGATTGAGGGCACCTTCCGCGTCATCGGAGGGCCCAGCTGATGGCCGCCCCCAAGCGCCAGCTCAACAAGGCCCTCGAGGCGGCCACTCAGACCGCCGTTCGCCAGCTCGGAACCTGGCTTGACGCCCGCTTCACCCAGGAAATCTCCGCCGTGAAGTGGCCCTACCCCACACCTCCCCAGGTGCGGGACATCGTGGACACCGGACGACTCCGCGCCAGTCAGACACGCACCGTCAATGCAGATGGCTCCGTGACCTTCACCTGGCCCACCGAGTACGCCACCCAAGTCCACGAGGGCGGTGTTTCCACCGAGGGACTCCGCTTTCCCGGCCGGCCCTGGACCAAAGCCCCTCTTGAGGAGGCCCCAGCCAAGTTCGGTCAGCTGCTGCGCGCTTCTTTGGAGGCCCAGCAATGACGATCTCGACCGTATTCCCGCCCGTCACGCTGATCCGCAGCACCCTTGAGCGCCACGTCCTCGATCTGTACGAGGCCGACGGCTCCACCCTCAAGGCCTACACGTCGTGGCCGGGGTACTACCAACTCCCCGATGGCAGCCGGACCCCCGCGGTCTACGTCACCGGTGCCTCAATGGTCCCCTCCAACTGGGCGATCACTGGCATCGAATGCGTTATCGAAGACGTCCCCGAGATCGTCAGCCCTGGTTCCGTCAGCGGTGTCGTCTCCATCGAGAGCTGGAACGTCCGCTTCACGAACTATGGCACCAAGGAAGGCACCCGCATGCCGATTTCGATGCTTGACATCCAACGTCGCATCGCCCGGGCCTTCCCACGGGACCAAGTCACGTACATGGCCCGGACAGAGGTCACCTTTGAGGCCCTCACGGCACGCATTCGCGGCGCCGTCCTGAACCCCCCGATCCCCTAAGGAGTCACCACCATGGCCGACTACGCCATCGGGCTCGCGTTCCACAAGGCAAACCGGACCCTCGTCCGCGCCGTGGAACTCGTCGCCCCCAACCGTTATTTCGCCACCCGCGACAGCGCGGGGAACGTCACCCTTCCGACCCTGGCTTCGGGGTACGGCTACATCGAAGTGCAGGGCCTGACCCAGGCCAGCTTCCAGGTCAACGACACCAACAAGGACTTCCGCCTGCTCGGCGACGACGGCTGGTCCGACTCGGTGATCACCGGTTCTTCGATCCAGGCCTCCTGCTCTGGCTACTTCCTGCGTCAGACCGAGGTGCCGGCCGGCTCCACCACCCCGAGCTTCTACGGCAACTACGACGAAGGCTTCAACCTGATCCAGCGAGCTCGTTACGACAAGAACTTCGAGATCTACGTCGAGTTCCTCAAGGAACTGGGCCAGGCTTCCGGCTCGACCGGCAACTTCATCTACGACTTCACCGGCTTCAACGCCGTGATGCAGAACTACAAGGAGCAGGAGAGCGCTGAAGGCCTCACCGAGGTCTCCTTCGATCTGATGTCCCGCGGTCGCCCTGTCTTCGGCAAGTACGACGCAGGTTCCACCGCCCTGACCTTCGGTTCAGTGCAGTCGTCGCTGCTCTTCCTGGTGAACGGCACTCGTCAGGCTGCTGTGGTCCCTGCCGACAACGCAAGCGCTGTCGCTACCTCCTCGACTGTCACGGTCACCTACACCAGCAATGGCACGGCGGCCCTGAGCAACCTGGCCCTGGGTCAGACCGATGGCAGCGGCTTCCGCCTCGAGGTGGCCTCCACCGGCGCTCTGGTCCCTGCATCCGTCGCCCTGGGCAGTGCCGGCACCAATGTGGTGACTCTCACCCCGAGCTCGGCCCTTTCTGCCGGGACCATCTACCGCCTCAAGGTGGCCGATGGCGCCATTACCCAGGCCGTGAGCGGCGTGAAGCGCCCCATCCAAGGTCTGGCGATTGAGTTCCGCACCGCCTGATCACACCACAAGCGATCTATTAGGCCCCTTTACAGGGGCCTTTTTTGTACTCATGAACCACGATCTTCTTGTCGAGCCTGAACAAAGCTTGGTTTACGCAGTCAACTGCAGAGTGGAAGGCTCCACGCTCCACTGTGGAGCCCTCTACCTCGAACCCCGCGTCCCAAGTCAGTCTATACGCTTAGCGTATGACGCCGCTAGTATTGAGGTCGAACTTCCATCAGAGCTGATCAACCAACCGAGCCCTTACAGGGCTTGGAAGGTGACGCTACCCCTGCGCCATGAGCAAGTACGCCAGTCTTCTGTTTTCGCCTGAAGAGTACTACGAAATTGGCCCTTTTCGCTTTCCTGTTTATCACGACCTGGTACCAGGAGAAGCACGAGGGATTGAAGCACTAGCGCGGAAGCAATCAAAACATACATTTAGTTCCATCAAACTCGCGCAACGAATTGCACGCGACAAAGGCATTACCACTAAAGAAGCTATTGATCTTTTGGGTACAACCTCAGAAGATAATCAAGAAATTTTTTACGAATATGCTGGTGAACTCGAAGAACTCCAGCAAATGAGCATCGGTGCGATGGAACAAAAGATTGAGTATGCGACTCTTTTCATGCGCTTTAGAGGTGAAGTTAAACTGCCAAAATCAAGAGAGTACACCAAAGTCACTGACTGGACTGACGAAGACACTGAAGCCATCCCAAACAAGCTTCTTGACAAAATCAACGAATTTATTGCATGGGAACAAAGCGGTTGGCCGGTCGCTGAGGGAAACGATCCGGTGGCGGCATAAAAGGGACCGCCCCACCCAAACCGGAAGAACAGCTCCAAGAGGCTGAGGGGGTTCTTAGAACCCCCGAGACCGACTGGGATGATATTTATTTGAGGCTCAAGTTTTCACCATTAGGTGATGAGATCACAAAAGAAACGTTTGTCCGAACTCCCCTGTCAGTAGTTAAGATGTTATTGGTAAAAGTCGAAGACGAAGAGCAAAGAACTGCCAACGTAGCATCAATATCACAAGCCTACCTTGCCGATCTTGTGGTCCACCTAGCCCATGGACTGTCAGGCGCATCGGGTCCGGCACCGAGAGTCAAGCCTCAGGACTTCTTGCCCTACCCAGATTGGAAACCGAGCTCGGTGGTCGCCACCAGTCCGGATGACGGGACACGATTTGTTCTCCGCGAACTGCTGCGTCGTGGTCATTTGCCCTCTCATGTCTTCACCGCACTGATGGGCTCTTCGGTGCACGATCGATAAGATGTGGCCAAGGGTCGGATTTACGCAACGGAGTTAGTTAAATGCCAGGCCAAGAGTACAAAGTACGCATTACGGCGGACACTCGCCAAGCCACGGACAAGATTGATGCCGTACAAAACGGCTTGGAGCAGCTAACTGAACGTAGTCATGATATTAAAGTCAACATTGATGCAAACTCTGTAAAGCGTAGCGTAGCGGACACGAACGAAATTGCCAATAACTTAAAAAGTGCAAGTAATAACATCAGAGTAACAAGTGGTACAAACATCGTTTCAGCCAACTCACTGGCGTCGGCTGCGGCTTTAGCCTCGACTTTTTATAGTATTAGAAAAGACGTCAACGGGTTAAATCAAGATTTAGGCAAAGCGCTAGGTAAAACCAACGTTTCGGAGTTCATGAGAACTCCTGAATTTCTTGAAAGGGTTCTTCAGAACTCGCGGTCAACATCCAAGGAGATTACAGAAACATATAAAAACATAAGGGAGATACCTGGAACTGCAGCCGTACTAGGTCCAGTTGAAAACTTTGCACGATCAAAAGCATGGGAGGCGTATGGAAGTCAAATCGCAGGAGCGACGGTACAAGCAGCAAAACAAGGAATAATTACTAGCGTTAATGAATCTAAAAAGTTTTTCTACGGTGAAATTATTGATGATTTCAAGGCAAGCGCAAGCAGCACAATTGACACGCTTGCTCGGCTGGGTCTTGCGATTCAGGGCGTACAGCTGCTAATCGGTCCTCTCGCGTCTGCGTGGTCAGCTGCTTTTGACCTGATCATCGGGCAGAACATCAGACTAGAGCAGACACTTCTCTCCACGCAGACGACCCTTGCATCAACAGGACGAGTAATTAATGCAGCAACTGGCGAAGAAATACTCGACCCGCTGCAGAAGATCAAAGCACTAGAGGGAGGTGTAAGAACTGCTGTCAATAATATCAGAATTAGGTCACTGGATCTTGCTGGTGTAACTTCTCAGCAGATTATTGATATTTTCGGCGTAGTCGCAACTTCAATTAGTCAAGTCAATGGTAATATCAAAGATGCAGAAGACCTGTCGATTAGCTTTACTGCGGCAATGGGGACGCTCGGAATCCCCTTCTATCAAGCTCGGCAGGAAATTGGGTCAATTCTAGGTGGTTATATTACTGAAGATTCCCTACTGGCGAAGCGGCTTCAAATTAGTAATGCCGACATTGCCAAGGCAAAGTCCAGCATCGATGGTGTCGTCGGATATTTGAAGAAAAAACTGGAAACAGCTGTCGCAGGTCAGTCAATTCAAGCACAAGGTTTTGCGGGCGTTACGTCGAACATCAAAGAAATCTTCGAAGTAATTGGTCAGCGAGTCGGTGCGCCGTTACTGGCACCGTTGGTCGGAGGCCTTACTGTTGTCTATAACTCATTGAAAAAAATTCAAGGAGTTGTGTCGGACGTAGGTGAATACTTATCAAAAACACTGGCGTCTACAGTAGGCGCAATTGTTGATATTTTCAAATCAACTAAATTAGCGCAGTCAATCACTAGCTTTTTCGATGCGTTGGCTGCTCCGTACGAACGCATGCGCAGAGCTGCCGAGCTCGGGCTAGGTACGACGGTACCCAACATGATTGAGGCCTGGCTGAACGGAACCTTGAAGGTACCCCCAGCGCTTGAGGGTGTAGTAAACGCTCTTGCTTCATTTAGCAATTTTCTAAAATTACAAGTAGATCTTATTTCTGAACCAATCCGTCAGTTAATCGATCAGTCTCGAGAACTGGCTGACGGAGGGGTTGGAATAGCTCAGCGAGCAGCACGCATAGCTTCGATTCCTTTCGGGAATTTTATCGAGCTCGGGGACACGTTCACGAAAGGCTGGGATACTTTAACCAGTACGATTCAAGCAGCTGCAACAGCTCTGACAAAGTTTGGACTTGCAATTATTAGGC